ACTCCGGTTGGTGGCCCGGCGAGGACCCCGAGACGAGCACGTGGGATATCGAGCGCGCCACGACGGCGGGGTTCGTCCCGACGATCGACGAGGCGACCGGCAAGTACAAGACCAAGAAGTTCAACGGCCCGAACGGCAATTACGAGAAGCTGATCGGCAACGAGAAGTACCTCACGCAGCCCGAGGAAATGCTGTGGGCCAAGGCGGCGACCACCGTCTGCAAGCGCCTCGCGCCCGACGTGCTGCTCGGCATCGCACACACCGTTGAGGATCTCGAATCCGAGCCCGACCCCGAACCGGTGCGGGTGAAGTCCGAGCGCGTGCGCGCCGCTGAGATCACCGACAGCGCCCCGGGCGACGGTCCGAAGGTGCAGCAGTGGCAGGCACCAGTCGGTGACGCGCCCACCTCGGACGAGGTCGAAAAGCCGGAAACCGCCGAGGATACGCCCGCGTCGCCCGCCGTCCCTGACCAGCAAGAATCCGAGGAAACGCCAGCTCAGCAGGAGACTCCGCCCGCCGCGGGCCCCCGCGGCAAGTCGCCCACCGACCAGCAGATCAAGGAATTGCAGGCGGCCCTGCGCGCCGAAGGGTTGAAGACGGCTCGGGCGCAGGTGGAATATCTGCGCGACCAGTTCAAACGGCCCACTCTCGGAGCCATATTCGACCTGACCGGCGAGGAGTGCGCTGGCCTGACGCACTACCTGATGACGGCCGTCGACGAAGCCCCCGCGGGCGACGCCCCCGTGCAGCTGGCAGTCGATGGCGAGAGCGCGGGCGATCGGTGAGCGACCACCACGCGCGCCGCGCATTCGAACTACTCGCCCAGCTGCCCAGGTTCGAGCTGGAAACCCTCGAAATAGGCAGTGCCGCAACAGCTCATACGCTGCTCGCGCTCGTCGAACACGTCGGCGAGCTCGTCGAGCAGCAGCAGCTCGCGAACGTCATCGCCGCATTCGCCGGAATCGAGGCCGAGGGGCACCCGCTCGAGATGGGCTGCGCCGACATCCACGCCGCAATCATCTACCTGCACAGCCACATTCGCGACATCGTCAACCCTGGAACCGAGGCACCGTGACCACCACCCTCGTCGTCGGCACGGCCGACCTGCGCCAGGCGCTCACCGCGGTGCGGCCGCACGCCAGCACGGACAAGGACGATCCCGAGATCAGCCGGATCCGGCTTACCATCGGTGGAGAGAACATCGTCGTCACCGCGACCGACCGATTCACCGCAGGTCTCGCGATCGCATCCACATGGGACCACGACGGCGAGCCCAGCGAGATCGTCGAGGTACTCGCCGACGACGCCGCCAAGATCCTCGCGATCTTCAAGTCCGGCAAGGAAGCTGGCGACGACAGCCCGCAGTATCTCCTGCGCCTGGACATCGACGACGAGCACGTCACCGTCACCGACTGCTCCGGCATGATCGACGGGCGCCGGTTCCGGATGCCGCGGCTCGCCACGGAGGACAGCCTCGACGTGGTGCCGGTGCTCATCGACCGAGTGCACGGTGGGCGCACGGTGCTGCTCGACGACGTCGAGAACATGACCGTCTCGGGCGATCACCTCGGGCGATTCAAGATCGCCGCGACCGCTTATAAGGAAGCGCTGTCGCTCGAGACGCGCGCCGGAAGCGCGAAAGGCTCTGTGTGCGTGCTCATCCGGTGCGGCGAGTCGTTCCTCGGGCTGATGATGCCGCGGCGGCTGCTCGGCGAGGACCGCGACCGGGCCCGGGAATGGGCCGACGGATGGACCGCCCGGCTGCCCGGAATCGTCGGTGCGGCAGCGGGATCGGGTGATTCGTGACCGACCATATCGACGTGCACGTCGCCGAGACCGCCGGAGAGGCGCGGCGCATCCGTGCCGCCTCGGCGGACCTGGCCACCTACGGCCACGTCGCGGTGGTCGTCGCGCTCGACCCCGACAACCCGAGCATCGTGCGCTCGACCGTGGACGTCACCCCGGGCGCACCATGCTGGCGGCAGGCGGCGAAGGCGCTGCGGGACATCGCCGAGCAGCTTGAGCAGCGGCACCGAGGCGGCCCGTGCGGGGTGCACCGGTGATGGCCGCCACCGAGCCGTCGCTGTTCCCGGACCTCGAACCTGTAACGATCCCTGACAGGTTCGAGGGCCTCGGCCAGGACGCCCGGCGCACGCTGCGGCAGGCCGATCTGATCGCCGGCGGATACAACCCGGGCACGCGCCTGCCGCTGCATGCCGACGCCGCGACGGACCGCACGGGGCCCGGCTTGCGCTGCCGGGACTGCAAGTCGCTCTACCGCACCGGCGCCGGGAACAAGGCGTTTTGGAAGTGCGACCAGACCGGCGAGCGCAATGCGCGCGGCAGCTGGGGACCTGACATCCGCGCCTGGTGGCCAGCGTGCCGTCTGTTCGATCCTGGCGGCTCGTCATGAAACCGTATTCGTTTGCGTTACAGGGGTTTTCAGGGGCAGTTGAGGAGGTGGCCGGTGACTTGGTTCAAGGTCGACGACGGGTTCTGGTCGCACCCGAAAACCGCGGCGCTGTCCGATGCCGCGCTCGCGATGTGGGTTAGGGCGGGCGCTTATTCGTGCCAGCACCTGACCGATGGGTTCATCTCGCCGGCGATGCTGCGGATGCTCGGCGAGCGCGGGTCGGTCGATGAACTTGTCGAGGCCGGACTGTGGGAGGTTGCGCCGGGCGGTTGGCAGTTTCACGACTGGAGCGAGTACCAGGAGACCGGTGAAGCGGTGAAGCGACGCCGCGAGCAGGCTCGGGACAGGCAACGACGTTCGCGCGTGCAACGCGAGAAGAAACGGCTTGAGTCACATTCGAATCCGCCTCCTGTCACGCCTCCTGTCACGCGTGACAGATTCGTGAGCGACGCGACGCGACACGAACCGACCGATTACCGCCGGGCCGACGAGTCCGAGACTGGACGACCGTCCATCGTGCCCGTGCAGGTCAGAGGGGCGGCCGCCGATTCGGTCACGCGTGACATCACGCGTGAGTTTTCTACCCCCGACCCGACCGTAGGGAGGGTCGGGACTACGTCCCTGCCCTCCCTACCTTCAGTTGCTGACGCAACTGAAGAACTTCCCCCTCGACCCAGCGCAACAACAGACCGCGTGCCCGCGCGACTTCCACAGGGCGGACGGGAAGTCGCCGACCGCCTCAACGCCACCGCGCACTCACCCGAGGCACACAACATCGCCCGCCAATACGAGAAACACATCGGGTCGGCGATCCCCGGCAAGGTGCTGACCGACATCGCGCAGCAGATCGACGCGTGCCTCACGTCGGGTGTGCCACCCGAACAGATCGGCCGTGGCCTGATCGCCTGGCACGACTCGCCGATCTCGGCCACTTCCCAGATCCCGAGCTTCGTCCACAAGGCCGCCGCCAAGTCACGCCCGCGCGGACGCAGCAAGCCCACGAACAGCGCCCTGGACGCCCACCAGATCGCCGAGGACATGATCGCCGGAGGAATCACTCGTGAATGACATCGCCGCGTCTCAGAAGTCCATGCGCGCTGCCGCCGCCGCATGGTCCCGAGCCCGCATCTACGACGACAAACTCGGCGACCCCGACACCGCACGCCTGGCCGCATGGGCCGAAAGCATCGAACGCTGGCGTCTCGACGCCCCCGACCTGCTCGAGGGCGTGAACGCCTACTACGAGGGCAACACCGCAAACCAGACGATCGGCATCGGCAATCTGCTCCATCACGCCCGCGAAGCGCGACGCCTGCGTGCCGAACGCGAGAAAGCCGCCGAGGTACATGCCGATGTCGTTGCCGCGCTTCCCCCGGGCGGCTACGCCGGTCTGCCGATCAACGCCGAAGGGCGCCCCGTCTGGGCGGCCTACGACGTGAAGGACGCCATCACCCGCACATGCCCCCGCTGCCACGCCGCACCCAATGACGCCTGCGTCACCACACGTGGCACCGCCCAGAAAATTCCGTGCCTGCCGAGAATGACCGGCCGCACAACCATCGAGAAAGCGAACCGAAATGTTTGACCTCACAACACTTTTCGCCATGCTCTGCGGGCCCGCTGTCCTGCACCACCCCGTCATGGTGCTGCCGTTCGAGGGCTACCAGGGACTCGTCGGCGTCATGCACTGGGGTGCGTGACCGTGCCTGACACCATCGAACGCACCCCACTGCAAATCGCGCTCACCCAAGCCTGCGAATTCGCGCGCGCACACGGCATTGCGGGCCGAATCAGGCCGGACGACTTCGGGATTCAACGCAGCGACGCCGGACTCACTAACGCAACCTACGTCGACGGCGACCATGTCGTAACCGTCCTCGTCGACCGACATGGGGGCGCGAGATTCGGTGTGGCAGAACTCGACTGGATTCACCACGAGTCCGACGAGGACCGCGAGCCCTGCGACTACTGCGAGGTGGACGACACGGACGAATTCGACGGCGATTACTTCCATGGCCTGCCGCTCGTCGATGTCTACCTGCCCGGAGACGCACCCGCCGAGGCGGTGAGCGCGCATGGGTGACGCGCTCATGGCCATGTTCTGGGCTGGCCTCGCCGCCGGATTCGCAATCGGCCTCGGCGTCGCCGGACTGATCGCCGCAGTGTGGTGGTTCTGGCCCCAGCACGACGAGATCGGGCCCGACACGGAATTCCGGGTCGTCGCAGACTATCCCGACCATGTGCCGGTCGAATGGGAGACCGACGATGCCTGAATCCACAGCCACCGCCACCGTTGAAACGCTCACTGCCGAGGTTCGAGTGCTCCAGGTCGGAAACCGGCAGATCACGACATCGGTGGCGAAACAGCTCGATCACGTCGGGCTCAACCAGATCGAACCTTTCGGCCGAATTCGGGTCATGATTGATGGTCATGAGAATTATGTCATCGGCCGTGATCGCGGCTCTGGCGCGCTGTCCCTGGCCGAGTATTCAGAACTAGCGGGAAAAAGAGTTCCTGAAGTAGATCGCTCAACCTGCCCGCTTCCGGCGCAGCTTTTGCCTATGCGTTGCGGGTGCATCACCAGCGGTTTCAGCGCTCAGACCCGTTCCGGAGTCCCGTTCCATCTGCGCAGATCGGTTCTGAGTGAGAAACGTTGCACATTTGACGCGCCGTGCAAAGGGCGTCTATTCCCCTTATCCGAACCTTTCCGAGACTGGGTTGAGGAATGGGTTCCTCGACGACAGGCGGAAATAGAGCGACAAGACGCGCCGGATATAGCCGCTCAAGCCCTGCCTCTGATCGTCCTGGCAGGTCTGCGATGAACGCCCCCGGATGGTGGCGCGTCGAGCCGGATCCGGATGGTGACGGCTGGCTCGTGACCAATGGCCGGAAACGGCAGCGCTTTGCACCCGGCAAGGATCTGGAGGCACAGCAGCACGCGGACCGGCTCAACCTCCGCAAGGCCGACTTGGAGATGCCTGATGCCTGAACCAATCACGTTGCCGGACGGCCTCACTCGCGCCATGGACGCCGCCGGACTCACCGGCGAAGACCGACGTTGCGCCGAGGCGTACGCCCAATTCCTCGCGCTCGCACCAGAAATCGGCGACGAGATGGCCTACCGCCGCGCCTACGGACTGGGGCTGTGGTGAACGACGAATACGGAGATCTCCGCATCCGCGTCCGGGACGCTGCCCGGGAAGGACGCGCGACATACCTCCCCGCCGGTGCCCGCGACAACGCCGTTGCCATGGTCCTGATCGACGGCGAGCCCGTGGGACAGGCATCGACGTGCATGACTTTCGTCCGCCTCGTAGGCCTCTACTCGCCGTTCAGCGAGGTGCGATTGATACCCAAGGATGCCTTCGGCGGTGCACGATGACCCGATCCCGGGCCAGCGCCATCATCGAACTGCCCTGGACTGCACCCCCGCTCAGCCTCAACGACCGCGGCGCATGGGCCCCCAGAGCACGCAAAATCGCCGACGTTCGCGCCACCGCGCTCACACTCGCGCGCGCCGCACGGCTGCCGCACTTCGTCGAGCACGCCACCGTCCAGCTGCACTACCGCCCGCGCGACAACCGCCGACGGGACACGGACAACCTCGTCGCCACGCTCAAGCCGATCTGCGACGCACTCACGATCGGCCGCGCAGCCGGACGCACACGCACCGGCAAACCCATCGCCGCGCAGTACGGCTACGGGCTCGTGCTCGACGACACCCCGCGGTACATGGCCAAGCCCGAACCGATCATCCACGCCGCCGAACGTGGCCAGCCCGGCGCGATGTGGCTCGAAATCAGTTGGATCAATCCAGCCGCCGACACCGCCCAACCAGCACAGGAGCAGTGACATGGACGATATCGAGAGTGGCTGGCCCGAAGTAGCCCACGTCCTCGACGAGACGCATGTGTGGACGCGCGATGCGCTCGGACCATTCTGGGAGCTGACCGTCGAAGACCCGTTCGACCCGAGTGCGTGGTTCGAGCTCGGCGTCCCTGCGGGGTTCCCGCTCTGGTACCGACCCGAACCGGCCGCGCTACCGGTTGGCCCGATCGGCCGCCTCATCCAGCGCACCCAATGCCGGTGCGGGCACGACGAGCTGCAGCACATCATCCTGCTCGACGAATGCCTCGCCGGATGCGACTGCCCGAGATACGTCCCGCGCACGCTGCCGGTGCGGATGGGCTGGCACGAGCGGCTCGTGCGCGCCATCCGGGACGCATGGGGGTGGATGTGACCGCTCTGGAGGTGGTCGTTCCAGCCTCGGTGGCGATCATCGGTGCCGTTACCGGCGTCATCCTTGAGCTCAGGCACTGGGGAGATGACTGGCAACACTCCGCGTGGTTCGCCGAGCACCTCCAGCGCGAAATCGAGGAGACACGCCGCCGAAATGCCAACCTCGAGCGCGCCATCATCGAACCCATCGCCGCGCCGACGCCGTTCGAGGCGTTCCTCGACTGCCCGATATGCGGACACTTCGCCTGCCACTGGCTGCGCCCACCAGTGCCAGCACCGGACTGGGACCGCCTCGTCGCCGGGCGCATGACTTCCGCGCTCTCCGACATGCAGGTCGAACTTCTCGGATGGCCCCTCGTGCACCGGCGAGAACAACTCGGAACATTCCGGCCAACAACCGAAAAGCTCTGGTGCGCAGACGAACACCGGTACGCCATCATTCGCGCCTGCCGCAGCTGCAATCACGAATGGGGGCAGATATGACCGCCGTCCAATGCACCGAATGCGGGCGCATGCTCGGCTACAACGCCGCCCTGTGCCGGGCGTGCATCGACGAGCTCGTCGAGCAGCTGCTCCGCGTGCCCGCGCTGCTGTACGAGCTCGGCATCACCCGCGCAGGCCTCGGACGCACCGGCGCACCATCCGCCGGCGGCCGCCCCGCCGAAGCACCACTGCCCATCCGCATCGTCGGCCGCCGGCTGCCCGGCGAATCAGCGGTCCAGCGGCTCGAAACCGCGGTGATCGGATGGGCGCGCGTGCTGGCCGAAGAGCTCGGCGTCACGCCCGCCGTCGGTATTGCCTACCTCGTCCAGCTCGCCCAGGATCGGCGACGACTGCCCGGCAGCACCGTGCGCTCGGACGCCGCGGCACTCGCCACGCCCGTCACCGCGGTGGAGCAAGCGGCGGTGTGGCTGGCGCACCACCGGCGCGAGCTCGCCCAGCACGAGGCTGCGCCGGAGCTCGCCCGGGACATTCGGGGAGCCGTCGGCGCGCTCGCCGCGGTGATCTGGCCAGCCGAACGGCAGTATCTGGGGCTGTGCGATTGCGTCCGCGAGGATGGCGAGGAGTGCGGGCAGGAACTCCGCGCCGAGGTCGGACAGGCGTACGTCGACTGCCGGCGGTGCCGGTGGCGATTCGACGTCGCCCAGCTGAAAGCCGCCGCGCTCGCCAACGCCGACGACCGGCTGTACAAGGTGGACGACCTGCTGCGCGTCCTCACTGCCCTCGACGAGCCTGTATCGCGCGCCACCCTATGGCGCTGGGCCCAGCAACGGCGGATGGAACCGCGCGGGTGGCAGCATGCGGACGACTACGGGGTGCGGATCACCGACCACCGGATCGGCGCGGGCGACGCGCAGGTATACAGGCTCGGCGATGCGAGAAAGTTGGCCACGAAAGACGAGAACGAGGGAGGATCGGCAGCATGAGCGCACCCATTCCCGACGCCGAAAGGTTGTCGTCTTTGCTGTTCGTGGCCCGCGAATACATATCGATGTGGGCTGAGACTGTCGAGGAGCGCACCGGCAAGCCTGCGGTCGACGTACGCGGGGTGATCGACGACCTGGACACCTACCGTATTGAGCACGGCCTGTGGGAACACGGCTTCGGAGCGGACGGAATCGACACATGAGCGCATCGAACCGGCATTGGGCCAAGCCCGGCGAACCGTACTGCGGCGAACCGCATCCGACACTCAAATACCTGTGTGGCTGGAACGTCGGTCACGACGGCGACCATATGGAAGCGATCTCCAATAACCAGTGGCCAGACGAGCGCGCGGGAGGACCGGCGGCATGAGCGAGATAACCGAGGGTGCGACCAAGCTCACTGTCGGCGACTACTCGACCGAACGCCTCGACAACGGAGCTTGGGCGGAAAGCGACGATGGCGAGCTCGTCGGCGTGAGCGACCGGATGCGCTGCCCGACGCTCCGAGCGGGCGATACCTTCACGATCCAGACGCGGCTGACGATCGCATGACCATCGAGGAGTTCATCGAGGCCCGGCTCGATGAGCGGGAAGAAGCCGCAACCGCAGTGCTTGAACACGAAGGCTCTTGGCGCGCCGACGGTTTCGAACTCGAATACAGCTGGGTTCGGTTCATCGGCCCTCCTGGCCGCCCGAATCAGTCGTCGACGTTCTGGTCCGGCGCGCCGACTCCCGCCGAGGTGCTGCGGCAGTGCGCGGCGCTCCGACTCGCCCTGGAATTTTGGCAAGGGCTTACCAGACTGAGGACGATCGCCGCGATCTGGTCCGATCATCGCGATTACCAACAGGATTGGGCGAATTCATGATCGACGCACACCGGCTCGCACACGACTACTTCAGCCGGATCGCCCTGAAACCGGCATCCCGGCTCGACGCCACCTACCAATGGCAGCTGACGCAAGTCATCGAGACGAGCACGCGCCTCGCTGCCATCCTGGACGACGAAGGCATTCCGGATGAGACAGCGGCGCGAATCATCCGCAGCGTGCTGTACGGCGCGCCGTCGGTGGTCGAGGCCGAGCAGCGCATGAAGCACATGGACCTGCTGCGCAAGATGTTCGAAACGCCACCCGAGTTTTCGCCGGAACGTCTGCGCGCGGACCTGGAGGCGTTCAAGGAATCCTGACCGCCGATAAGCGGGGGGTAATCGGGCGGTCAGGCCATGATCACAAACCGCCTGGTCATGTACAGTGAGACAGGAAACCGTCGCTGACGAGTGCTGCACGCACCCAGATCAGGGCGGTTTTTTCATGCCTCGAGCACGACGCCGAGTAGAGCAGTTCGGTAGCTCGGCTGCCTCATAAGCAGCAGGTCACGGGTTCGAATCCCGTCTCGGCCACGACTGTCCCTGTCACCCATCCCATGGAGGAAACCATGCTCGTAACCCTGTCCGCCGGTGCCATCGCTGTATGGCCGATCGTCCTGGCCGCGGTCACCGCGCTGCTCGGCCTCGTTCTCTGACACGAGCTGAACCCATGTCGTTCGAAGGCCGCACTCGCGAGCAATGCCGCCAATTCATCGCCTCGCAGAACGCGATCGGCCGACACCTCACGGCCACCGAGGTCTTCATCATCGACATGCTCGGCGAGCTCGTCGCCCACCTCATCGACCTCAAAACCCAGATCGGAGAATCCACCATGGCCACACAGGCCGATGTCGACGCCCTCACCCAGCAGGTCCAGAACCTGAACGGCGCGTGGCAGGCATGGGCGGCCAACGCCGCCACCATCCTGACCAACGTCGAGACCGCACTCACCGCCGCGGAACAGGCCAACGGAATTCAGCTCACCGACGCGCTGGCCGCCGTCGCCGACGGACAGGCCGCGCTCGCCGCGCTGCCCGCCGAGAGCGATCCCACCGTCGCACCGCCGACGCCCGCGACCGGTAGCTGACCGTGAACGTGCTCGTCCTGGCGTGGGACTTCCTGTCGTTCGATGACTTCGCCGCCGAGAAGTTCGTCGCAGGCCTGCTCGGACTGTGACCGAGCCGTCCGACTGGCCACCCGGAGTGCCCGTCTCGCGGATCGAGATCGTCGAATACCTCGACAGCGAGACGGGCGACTACCTGATCGGCGAACGGTATTGGACCGCCGATGGCGTGCTGATGCCGTACTGGAAGAAGATCGGGCTGCTCGAAGGCGCGAAGATCGCCGCCTGCATTCCGATGATCCAGAGCGCCCCCGACATGACCAGCGAGGACGAATGACCGCACAGCAGGGCCCGTTCGACCTCGTGCGCGTGACCTGGGTTGACGCGCACAACAACCAAGGCGCATGGATGTCCGGCGACGAGCTCGTCGCCTTCGCGGCCGACGAGGCGTACCGCGTCACCCAGGTCGGCTACAAGGTGCACGAGGACGAGCTGTGCATCGTGCTCGCAGCGCGGCTGAGCACGCCAAGCCCGGATTACGGGCAGTCGTTCGGGATGTGCGAACGCATTCCGCGCAAGCTCATCGACTCCATGACCGTGCTCGAGGCTGTCGGTAGCCCCGCCGACCCTATGGAACAGCTGAAGCGACACCCGTTCTCGGCCTACGTGTAGGAGGCATTCATGGCAATGGGCAAGCCCCGCAAGGGTGTTGGCGTCGGCTCCGGCACCCAGGCCGCACGCACCGCGTCCGGTGGCGTCAGCGCCGCAGCACGGGCCAAGACTGGCAGCGGCAAGGGCAAGTCGTTCCCGCTGCCCGACGAGGCTGCCGCCAAGTCCGCAATCAACCTGCGGCACAACGGCAGCGACATGACCGCCAAGCAAGTGCTCGACAAGGTCGCAGGCAGTAAGTTCGCCAAGAACCCCGTCGTCAAGGCGAAGATCGCCAAGGCGCGCAAAGTCGATCGCGGCGGCAAGTAGCTCATCGTGGTCGCCGGACGTGAAGCCACGCCATCGGACATCGACGCCACCGAGCGGCTCAAGCGGTACTGGACCGTCGGCAACGGTGGCAAAGCCATCGCGTGGGGCACGCCCGGCGACTACGACCGCTGCGTCACCCTCGTCAGCGCAGCCGTCAAGGGCAACGACTCGTTCGTCAAGGGCTACTGCGCGGAGCGGCATCACGACGCGCTCGGGATCTGGCCGGCCACGCACGCCAAGGAGATCCGCGACGCCGAAGGCCGCGGACACAGCGAGCAGCACGGCCGCTGATGCCTCGCGCACCGCGGCGCTGCCCGCACACCGGCTGTCAAGTCTTGATCGTCAACCGCAGGTATTGCACTGACCACACCGAGGCGTGGGAAAGCTCGAAACGCGGCCGAGCTACCTCGAATTCACGGTGGCGGCGACTGCGCGAGCGAATCCTCGATCGAGACAAGGGGATCTGCTACCTCTGCGGCCGAGCAGGTGCCGACACCGTTGACCACATCCTCTCCGTCGCACGCGGCGGAACGGACGACCCCTCGAACCTGGCAGCCGTGCACGACCGGACCGCGCCCCACTGCCACCGCGCGAAAACCAACCAGGAACGCGCGATCCGATAGACGCCCTCGGCTGATCCCCGAGGGAAGAGAACCCCGCAGACCTCATGCTGCGGGGTTTTCGCATCTCATGAGGACAACTGAATGACCAACTCGAACGTGCACTGCGCCCACTGCGGCGCACTGTTCGCCCGCAGCCACGCCGGCCGGAAGTACTGCAGCGACACCTGCAGCATGCGCGCCTATCACCAGCGGCGGCAGGTCGAAGGACGCAGCCTGAACCGGACGGTGCACACGCGAGTGTGCGAGAGCTGCCGGAAGGCTTGGCAGACCGAGAAGCGGACAGCGCGTTTCTGCTCCGTCGACTGCATCGCCGCACATCGCTTCGGGCCCGCACGCCAACGAGGGCGCGCGCCCATGAGCGAGCACTTCAAGCGAGCGCGACGGCAGCTCCGCAAAGCCGCACGCGGAACGACCGGCAAAGGGATCGTATGGACGCAAGGACCATGCGGCTGGTGCCGACAGTCGTTCCTCGCTCGAACGGCCGCAGGGACGCCCGCGCGGTACTGCTCGAAACGCTGTGGCGGTCGCGCCGTCAAGGCGCGACATACTCGGCGCAAGAGGGATTCCTACGTCGAGGATGTCGTTCCGATGCTGATCTTCCAGCGTGATGGCTACCGCTGCCACATCTGCCGCCGCAAGACGCTGCCGAACAAGAAGGTGCCACACCCGCGGGCGCCGACCATCGACCATATGATTCCGCTGAGTCTCGGGGGACCTCACTCCAGGGCGAATGTCTCGACGGCGTGCTTCCGATGCAACACGCTCAAGAGCGCGAGCGGCGCTGGCGACCAGCTGGCAATCATCGGATGAATAGGGGGGTGGCACTAACCCCCTGCCGCCCCTCACCAGGCATTCGGGACGCTCTGCCAATTTTGAGCCATACGGGTTCCAGGAGCTGCGGAGAGCCCCGCGAAGGAGGTGTAGGCCATGCCCGGACCGCTGCCAAAGCACTCCTCGACGCGCCAGCGCCGCAACGCCACGTCGACGCGCGCCATACTGCATCCCGTCAGCAACCCCGATATCCCCGACCTGCCCGAATACGTGGCATGGCATCCGGCCGTCGTCGCCTGGTGGCGTGATGCCTGGGCATCGCCGATGGTGCCCGAGTGGACGGAGTCCGACCGGCATGTCCTGGACATGGCTGCGCGCAGCATGCAGACGGTGTGGGCCGAAGCGTCGTCGCCCGGACAGCGCACCATGGCCAGCGCCGAGGTTCGGATGCTGTTGCGTGAGTGCGGTCTGACGCCGATGGCGCGGCGGGCGCTGCAGTGGGAAGTGGACCGCGGCGAGGAGGCCGAGCAGCGCACTCGCGTTCGGCGCAATACCGCAGTGGCGCGGGCGGTGCCGGATCCGCGCGCCGAGTATCCAACGGCCGGTTAGCCCGTGCTGCTGGTGGTGCCGCCCGGCGATCGGGAACCACTCCCGTCGCTGGGTGACCAGGTGGCGACCTTCCTCGAGGAACGTGCGGTGCACGGCCCTGGAAGCTTGAAGGGCCAGCCGGTGATCCTGGATTCGGATTTCCGATACTGCCTGTACCGGTTGTACGAGCATTGGCCGCGAGGGCATAACCGCGCTGGGCGCCGGCGCTTCCAACGCGGCTCGATGAGCCTGCGCAAGGGCAGCGCGAAGACCGAAGACCTTGCGTTCATTGCGTACGCGGAGCTTCATCCCGAGTCGCCTGTGCGGTTCAATGGATGGAACCCGGATGGCAGCCTCCGACAGGGGCGCCCGGTTGCCAACCCTTACATCCCGCTGCTCGCCAATACGCAGGAGCAGGTCGCCGAGCTCGCCTATGGCGCGCTGATGGTGATCTGCGACGAGGGCGCAGATCCGGAACTGTTCGACGTGGGCATGGACCGGATCGTCCGGATCGGTGAGCGCGGCGAGGCCGACGGCAAGGCGCTTCCGCTGTCGGCCGCGCCGGCGGCCCGTGACGGCGCGCGGACGACGTTCCAGGGTCTCGACGAGCCGCACCGGTTGTTCCTGCCGGGCCACAAGGCCGCGGTGGAAACGATGATCGCGAACCTGCCGAAACGCTCGCTCGAGGATCCGTGGCAGCTGACGACGACGACGGCGGGCGAGCTCGGCCAGGGCAGTGTGGCCGAGGACGAGCATTTCGAGGCCGATCAGATCGCCCGCGGCGAGGTGGAGCACCCGCAGTTCTTCTATTTCCATCGGCAGGCCCGCGACGGCTACGACATGACCAAGTTCGCGCACCGCGTCGAAGCCGTCACGGAAGCTTCCGGCCCCGATGTGCGCAAGTGGTCGGATATCGAGTCCATTGCGGCGCAGTGGGATCGGCCAGGAGCTGACCTCGCGTATCTCGAACGGGTGTGGTGCAACCGGTGGGTCGCGGCGTCGCGGCTGGCCTTCGACACGAAGCGCTGGCACGTCCTCGGGCTCACCGGCGAGCGCATCCCGCGCCGGAGTTGGGTGACGCTGGGGTTCGACGGCGCACGGTTCCGGGATGCGACGGCGCTGGTGCTGACAGACATGAGGACCGGATTCCAGCAGCTCGAGGGCCTGTGGGAGCGGCAGCCGGACGCCCCGGACGACTGGGAAGTCCCGGAGGCCGAGGTCACGGAGAAGGTGTACGAGCTGATGCGCGACTACCGCGTGCTGAAGCTGTATGCCGACCCGCCGCACTGGACGAACGTCATCGGCGAGTGGTCCGTGAAGTATCCGGATGTTGTCGAGGAGTGGTGGACCAACCGGCGCCGGCCAATGTATCGGGCGATCCGGGCCTACCGCGAGGCAATGTCATCCGGTCGCGTCTCCCACAACGGCGATCCGCGCCTCGAGCGGCACATCGGTAATGCGGGTCGCGTGCTGACGAACTTGTGGGACGACGCGGAGGATGACGGCACGCAGCAGCGTGTGTGGATCCTCGGAAAGCTCCACCCGGACCGCAAATTCGACGCGGCGATGGCGGCGACGTTGAGCTGGCAGGCGCGGATGGACAACCTCGGCAAGATCCCTAAGAGCAGGCGTGGCGCTGTCGCGAAGATCAGGTGAGGAGGTGTCCGTGACCGCTCCGAACATATTGGTGGACAACGACTCTGACACGCTGGTCTCGGGTGCTGGTGACCGCTGGACGGGTCGGCCGGTCAATATCACCGATCCGCAGTCGCCCGGGTGGTGGATGAATTTCCTCGCCCAGAAGTTCGTGGAGCGCGATCGCACCTACGATCAGGCGGACGATCCTGCCGATCCGTACACGCGTATCGTCCCGTTCCGGACGCGCCGCCAGCGCCTGAATTTGCTGTGGCGCTATTTCATTGGCCGTCCACCGCTGCCGCAGGTGCGCGAGGAGTACCGCGAGGCGTTCGAGGGTGTCTTGCGCAAGGCGAATGCGGTGTATGCGCCGATGGCGGTGGACGCGATGCTGGACCGGATGACCCTGACCGGTGTGCGGACGAGCACGTCGGACGGTCCCGAAGGTGACGAACTCGCGCGGAAGATCATGGAGGTGTCCGGGTTCGCCGCGGCGATCAAGGATGCGCTGACCTACCTTTTCGCCATGTCCGAGGCGTACCTGATGGTGGTGCCCGCCGCCGAGGGGTCGGTGGACAAGACACCTCTGATCACCGCGGAAGATCCGCGACTGTGCATCGGGCAGCCGGATCCGATGGCGCCCAATCAGTTGCGGGCCGCGCTGAAGCTCGGCTACGACGAGGTACGCGAGAGAGTCGTCGCGTGGGTGTATCCCGGCGACGGTAGGCGCTATCAGGCGTCGCAGTCCTCGACGGGCTGGATCGGCCTGACGGTGAGCGCAGCCGGATTCACGTGGGACGGCCCACCGGTCGACATGCCAGAGTTGGAGCCGTACGGCGGTGTGCCGATCGTGCGCCTGGTGAACGCGCACGGGATGGGCGAGTACGAAAAGCATCTCGACCTGTTGGACCGGATCAACGACACGATCTTGCAGCGCATCGTGATCGCGGCTTTCCAGAGCTTCCGGCAGCGTGGTGTGATCGCTGACCTCGAGGGCGGCGAGGACGACGAGGACTCGCCCATCGAGGAAATCGACTGGAACAACATATTTTCCGCGTCGCCGGGCGGTCTGTGGAGGTTGCCCGCCGGGTCGCAGTTCTGGGAGTCCGGTGTCACGGACATGACGCCGATCACGGGTGCGATCAAGTCGGACGTGATGGAGTTCGCCGCGGTGACGCGTACCCCGCTGCACCTCGTCACGCCGGATGTAGCGACGCAGTCCGCCGAGGGCGCGAGCCTCATGCGCGAAGGCATCGTCTTCAAGGTCAAGGACCGTCGCGACCGGGTCAATCCTGGGCTCGGGCTGTTGTGGCGCATGGCGTTCGCATTGGCCGGCGAGCCTAAGGACAGCGTGCAAATGCTGTGGGGCAACATCGAATCGTATTCGCTGGTGGAGAAGGCGCAGGCGATCAACCTCACGCGTGGCATTCTCTCGCGCGAGCGCCAGCTGGTCGACATCCTCGAGATGTCGCCGCCGGAGGCCGCAGACAACATGCAGGAACTCCTGACCGATCAGTTCCTGAACGCGCAATTGACAACGGCGCCGCCGCCCTCGACGGTGCGCCTCACCGAGAACGTCACCGACACCCATCAGACGCAGGGCACCACGGCCCCTGACGCTTCCCCGGTCGTGCCGTGAGCGTCGTCGTGCAGGATCGCCGTGCGCAGGCGCAGGCGAGTGCTGCCGCAGCGACTGCGGATGCCACAGCTGCGGCATCCGCACTGTTCGGGCGCGGCGATCGTGCCAGCGTGGCGCAGGCGGCCGGAACGATCGTCAACGCGAATGCCGCAGCGGTGCAGACTGCGGTGACCGTCACCTCGGCGGCGATCGAGGACCTGTGGCACGCGACCGATCCGTACGACAACGCCGCCGTGCAGGATTTCGCGCAGCAGGCCGGGCGCCTGGTGGTGTCGGCGCAGCGCAGTGTCGCGCAGACGACGAGCGCATCGCAGGCGATCCTGGCGCGCACTGTCGGGTTGCGTGCGCCGGGCGCGGTGCGGATCCCGGACGATGTGCGCGGCGCACATATCACGATCGGCAGCAACGCCGCGACGGTGCACCCCAAGAGCAGAGTGACCGTGAAGTATCAGCCGGATACGAAGGGCGGCAAGCCGACTCGCGTCACGGTGATCGCCGCGGATGCGCACCCGGACCAGATTTTCAATCGCGCCGCGGTGGTGTACCGGTATCGGGAGTCGCAGGGCGCCGACGCGGTGACGGCGTCGCGTGCGTCGGTGCAGCGCATCGAGGACATCGTCGACGGGAACCTCATGCTCGCGCAGCGGCTCGCCGAGCAGCAGTCGCTGAAACAGGCTGGCGCGAAATTCTATCGGCGCGTGATCCATCCGGAGCTGTCCAGGGGCGGCGTGTGCGGCCTGTGTGTGGCCGCATCGGACCGGCGGTACCGCGTCGAGGTCCTGAAGCCGATTCACCTGCGCTGTAAGTGCGGGGTGGTGGGTGTCGGCGACGACGCCGATCCCGGTTATGAGCTGAATCGGAGCGATCTGCGGATGCTGTACGACGAGGGCGGCGAGGCTGCCAAGAACGACGACGGCCGGTACACCAGCGCCAAGTTCGAGGCTCACGTCATCCAGGTCGAGGCGAATAGGCGCCAGCGCGGGAAAGCGCCTCTGGGCCAAGCGTACTGGGACAAGGTGGCGCGCACGCGCGGCGAGAACTTGAAGAAGACGCGCTACGCCATCGTCGATCACGCCGAGCTCGGCCCCACGCTGGTGCGCGTCAGCGGCGAGAAGGTGCCGTTCTACAAGGTCGCCGCCGCCGCATAGCGGCTCGAATACTTCCCGCGCCAATGCGCGGGTGTCCCGTCACGGGAAACCTCATCACCCCTCACTCTCCTGACAAGGCAAAATACTGTGACAAATCCTCCTGCTGCCGCGGGTGCGGTTCCCGCGGCGAATGCGGTCCCCACTCCCAACGATGCCGCGGCGGCAGCTGCTGCTGGCACCCAGGTCCCACCGGCCGGCGCCCCGACGGACGCCGGTTTCCCTGCCGACACTCCGCTCGAGCAGATGACCGAGGGTCAGCGGACCGCGTACTGGAAGCACTACGCCCGCAAGCACGAGGACGCCGTCAAGGCGTACAAGCTCACACCTCAGCAGGTCGCCGAGCTGCAGGCCAAGGCTGAGCAGTTCGAGAACGACAAGCTCAGCGCGGACGAGAAGACGCTGAAGGCGGCGAAGCAGGAGGCCGCCGACGCAGCCAAGGGCGAGTTCCTGCCGAAGCTGCAACGCGCCGAGGTCAAGTCGATCGCCGCGGAGATCCTCAAGGGCGATGCCCTGAAAACCTTCCTGTCGATCGTCGATCCCGCGGCGTTCGTCGGCGCCGACGGCGAGATCGATGAAAGCAAGGTGATGGGGGCACTAACCGGCATGTTCGGTGCCCCGCAACAGCATTCGGGGCCGCGCTGGCAGAACGCGGGCCAGTTCGCACCACCCGCACCGGCGCAGCAGCCCGGCGCGAACGGTCGCGCCGAGGCCACGAAGCGCTACGGCAAGAAAACCTAACCCCCACTTAAGGAGTCGATATGTCGACCGACATCTCGATGGTGACGCAGACCTTCCAGGTCGGCAATCGGCAGTGGTTGCTGTCCGAGCCCGACTGGAAGCCGAACGTCACCCTCGACATCTCGCTGTTCTCCCGGAACGGCACGTCCGAAGTACAGACCGTCACGATCTCGGGTACGCCCACCGGTGGCACTTTCACACTCACCTTCGCGGGCCAGACCACGGCCGGGATCGCCTACAACGCTGCGGCTTCCGCGGTGCAGACCGCGCTGGCTGCTCTGTCGACCGTCGGCGCCGGCAACGTCGCGGTGACCGGCTCGAACGGTGGGCCCTACACCGTCACCTTCGGCGGCATCCTGGCGCACACCAACGTCGCGGCGATGACCGTCTCCGTGTCGAGCCTGACCGGCGGCACTCCCGCGGGTGCAGTGGCGACCGGCACCGGTGGCGTCAACGCGCACTATCCGGACGGTTTCATTCCCTCGGGCACCGTCCTCGGCAAGGTGACCTCGAGCGGCCTGTTCGGGCCGTACGACCCCAGCGCCAACGACGGCCGTGAGACTGCCTACGGATTCAGCTACGGCGATGCGCGTGCGGTCCGCTGGGACGGCTCGGTCGCATCGCTGGTCGGTACCGGCGCTGTGGTCAACCAGGCCGCTGTGTCGCTGGCGCACTTGCCGTTCCAGTCCGGCACCGGGTCGATCGACACCGACGGCAAAGCCGACCTGCCGACCATTCGTTTCGAGGCGTGAGGAGCTAGGTCATGGCACTTTTCTTGGATGGGCCGCTGCCCCTCGAGGACACGATCACGTTCGTGCAGGAGATTCCGCTTCCGTCGAATCTCGGCCTGACGCAGATGTTCCCGTCGCGCACCTACACCACCGACGAGATCGATTTCGCGATCATCCAGCGCACCAACAGGGCCGCCAAATTCAGGAACTGGGACGGTTCGTACTGGGTGAGCCCTCGCGACACCGGCTCGGAGAAGCGCGTGCGCATGCTGCCCCTCGGTGGTCAGCTGGGCGTCGGCGAATACGAGCGCCGTCAGCAGGAGTACAGCCGCGTCGGCGGCACGATTCAGAACATCCTGGTCGATGCGATCTACAACGATCTCGAGAATCTGACCCGGGCCGTGCAGAACCGCGTCGAACTCGCCTGGGGTGACGTGCTCACCGATGGCGTGCTCTCGATTGACGAGAACGGTGTCAAGCAGGAGTTGGACTATGTGATCCCCGCGGATCAGGTGGTCACCGCGGGCACGCTGTGGTCGGACACCGACAACTCCGATCCGCTCGCGGACATGCTCGCCTGGTACGACGTGTGGGTCGCGTTGAACGGGCAGCCGCCCGGCCGCACCCTGATGTCGCTGACCACCGCCCGGCAGCTGCAGGTCAACAAGTCCCTTATTTACGCGATCAAGGGCCAGCAGACCGGCGTCACCCACGTCACTCTGGACGACATCAGCGGACTGTTGGCGAACTACCAGCTGCCGCCGGTGACGACGTCCAGCATCTACAACTCGTTCTTCGACGTGGATGGCGTCACCACGCGCCCGATCCCGGAGAACCGGTTCCTGTTCTTGCCCGACGACATGAGCACCTTGGGTTTCACGGCATGGGGCACCCCGACCACCGTGATGGAATTGAATGCGAACAACGTGCAGGTGCAGGAGGCCGCGGGCATCATCGGCATCTTGGTCCGCGAGGATCAGCCGCCGTTCCAGAAGCGCACCTTCGTCGACGCCATCGCTCTGCCCGTGTTGGCCGACCCGCGCAAGATCCTGACTGCCACGGTGGCCTGAGATGCAGATCCGCGGCACGAATACCGTGCATCTGCATCGCCGCGGGGTGCTGCATACGTTCCGGCCGGGCGACGAGGTGCCCGACTGGGCGCTCGAGCACATCCGGAATCCGCACGTCCTCGGCGTGGCCGAGGACACCGCACAGCCGGTCACCGCGCCAGCGGCGCCCAGCTCGGCCGCTGGCCTGGATCCGGTCGATCCGGCTCCGGCGAGCGGCGAGCGGCCGCCGGAGAACGGTCCGGGCGCGACCCGGCAGGTATGGGCCGACTACGCCATGAGTGTCGGTGTCGAGGTCGACGCAGCGTGGAAGCGCGAGGACATCATCGCCGCGTGCGCTGCGGCGGGTCGCTGAAAGGCGCTGAGCCATGGGCCAGTTCGCGCAGTTGCAGGATGCGATCGACCAGTTCGAAGGAGTCATCCCGAGTAGCCGGCAGGCGTGGGTGACCAACCTGATCCCGCGCGTCGAGGCACGCCTGATCGGCCTTGTGCCGTCTCTGGCGACGTTGTCGCAGACCGCGGACCCCGCGCGGTTCACGCGCGCGAAATTCCTTGTGACCGAGAAGGTTTTGGAGATCTATCGCAACCCGACAGGGACGACGACAGATTCCGTGATGGGCCAGTCGGTCACCTATAGCCGGACGATCTCGTCGGGTCGCATCTCGTTCACGGACGAGGAGCTCGCCACGGTGCGCCAGCGTACGAAGCGAGCCAATCTGGGCACGGCCATGGTGCACCCGTGGCACCCGAGAGGGCGGCGCGGTGTTCTACGCGGCCCGTGGTGAGACGGTGCTCGTCACCGACGCTGTGACGCGCGACAACGACGGCAACCCGATCACCGGATCCGTGCCGCGGCCGGTGGACGGCGTTCTCGTCCAGCAGGAAAGCACCGCGATGAATGCGACGGAGAAGGGCGACGTGGCGGTGACAAACCTGCGCGCCCTGTTCCCCGAAGACGATCCCATCGCGCAGCTCGCGAAGGTCCAATTTCCTCGCCGCGGGACGTTCCATGTCGTAGGCAAGCCGCTGTTGTGCCGCTCGGATCTGACGGGGCGCGTGTGGGGGCTGATCGTCGACATGGTGCAGATCGGAAGTTCCTGATGCAGACCACCATTCCGTACCCGAGTCCATTCATCACGTCGTGGCTCGTGGGTGACGAGTGCAGGGATTTGATGCAGTCCGAGATCCTGCGCGCGCTCGCGCTCTGGAAGCTCACCGCCGCAGCGCATGCCCGCACCGGCCGCGAACTGGGCTCAGCACGTACCAGCGTCCGCATCGGCGGCGTGCACGGTGATCGTTACGTCGCCGAGCTGCTCGTCGGCGGTGCCGATTCGGCTGCCCCGTACACGCTGTCGGACCAGTTCGGAGCCTTCCGGAGGGCCAGACATTTTCAGGCCCCGGCACGGGACCTGAACAAGGTGCTGGACCTGATGGCGGCCGCGACATGATCGTCGGCCCCGACATCTACGTCGGCGGGTGGCCTGATCGCGAGAAGGTCTGCCAAGACGCGATGCGGCCGTTCGCCAATCTGCTGAGCGTTTACACGATCGACCCGAACACTCAGCAGCAAGTCCAGGTGATGAACCCGGACAGCACCCCGCGCCGCCCGTACTTGTGTAGCTATATCCCGGACAACTTCAACGATCTGCTGCCCGTCGTCCGGTTCTATCGCGGCGGCGGTGCGTCCGATCAGGGCAAGCTGATGGATCAGGCGTCGGTCCAGATTGGTGTCATCGCCGCGACCCGCGATGACGGATGGTGGATCCTCGAGTATCTGCGTCAGATGATGCTGGCGCTTCCCCGTTCCGGCGGCGCTGTCAAGCGCGCGGACGGCAGCACGACCTCCGTCACGGCGGTCAGCGAAATCGACGGGCCCGAGATGATTCCCGAGCTCAACCCGGACAACCGGCTGGTCGTGCACACGCTCGCGGTGACATGCCGGTTGCCACGCGAGCTGCCCGACTACGGGCCGTTCGTCACTCAGATCATGGCCGACGCCTGACGCGCAGCCGTATCCACACACTTTCCCTCTCGGATTGGAGAGACCCCTCATGACCGTTACAGGCGTGCAGCTGTTCCAGCAGATGAAGGACAAGCAGGATCCGCTGGTCCTCGCACCGCTGAATTCCCTTGTGTTCGCACACAAGTGGAGCATCGGCGCGGATTACATCCCCGACAACATTTGTGACCCGGAAACCGGTGAGCTGCTGACGTTGCCCGTCGACTGGCTGACCCTCGGCGAGCTGCAGAAGAAGGCCGGTGTCGATATGACGCCGGATCAGAAGACTTCCGATGTCGAAGGTTTGGGCTCGCTGCCCGCGCGGCGCACGATCACCACGAGCGAGGGTTTGGCGATCGACTTCACCGCGCAGGAATGGCGCAAGGTGAACACCGAATTGTATTACGGCACCGACCTTTCGAGTACCTGGGCCAACGCGGTCAGCGGTGAATGGCGCGGGCACAAGATGGTGCAGAGCACCTCGGATTACTGGTCGATCATCGTGTTGGCTTTCGACGGCATCGTCGGCAGCGAAATCTACCCGTTCTGGATCTTCCCGAAGGTGATGAACACCAAGGCAGGGAAGATGAGCCTTGCGGACGGCTCGGAAATCGCGTTCCCGTCGACTCTGACCTGCTACCAGGACGCGGCGTACGTCTCGAGCGATGGCGTGGTGGGCTCGTTCTACGACTTCGGCGTGTCCGGTGTCGGAAACATCCCGCTCGCCAAGATCGGCGGGTTCATGGAGGTCACCGACATCACTGTCTCGCCGTCGACTGCGACCCTGGCGCATTCGCCTGCCGGTACCAAGCAGCTGACCGTCACGGACAGCAACGGCCGCGACGTGACCGCCTACTCGACGTTCACCTCTGGCACCCCCGACGACGCGACCGTGTCCGCGTCCGGTCTGGTCACCGCGGTGGCGGCCGGCAGCTCGGTGATCACCGCGTCCTACACCCCCGATGGTGCGGACGAGGCGCTGACGGACACCTGCACTGTCACCGTCTCCTGACGGCGTCCGGGCGGCACGCATCCTCCCGAGCGTGCCGCCCGGAAAACCCTTCCACAACGACATGTTTGGAGTTCTTGAATGGCTGCTGCCGCCCCGCGCAAGCGCACTGCCGCGCGCAAGACGACTGCCGCGCGCACCGCACCGAAATCGCCGAACCTCGAGGCGTTCGAGCGGCTACGCGAGCGGGCCCGCGCGACCCCGTACCAGCTGGCCGAGGCCACCGGGCGCGCGTTCGTGGTTCCCGGTATCGAGCCGCCGATCGAGGCACACTGGCCCAAGTCGCTCGCTGGACGTGAAGCGTTCCACGAGGCCGCGCGAAGCATGAACTTCTTCGCAATGCTGCGCACGGTCCTGACACCCGCGGACTATGCGCGTGTGCTGAGCGTATTCGACCAGTTCGACGACTCCGGCGAGCTGCTGATCGGCCTCACCATGGCCATCATCGACCACTTCAACGGCGCGGGCGCGGGGGATGCCCCGGGGGGTTCTACGCCCTCGTAGAGCTCGTCGGAGCCTACGGGGGCCCGCTGCGCATCGACCTGCGTCGCCAGTTCGGCATCGACCTGAACGAGTTCCTGCGCGGCGAACGCAATTGGCTCGAGCTGCATGAGTTCATCGATGACCTGCGCGGGGGCGGCTCCCGATATCGCGCGGCCCGGCTGCGCGATCCGCAGCTGATCGAGTACATGGCGACCAGGGCGCTGCCGAAGAAACCGCCGCCGCCGCCGCTCGAGGAGTTCGATCCCATCCGCGGCGAGCTGGCGAACATGCAGGACATCCTGTGGCGGATCCTCTACGCCACCATGCGCGCCGACCCGAAGGGCGCGCCGACGGCCGCACGGCCTGAAATGCCTTGGGAAGCAAGGCAAAACGAGTTGCTGGCCGCGAAATCTCTGCACCTGCGCTCAATCCTGGTTCCGTGGGAGGTGAACTGACTCTTGGCTGACAAGACCGCTGGCAATGCCGGTATCGAGCTGCACCCGGACTTCGCGAAGTTCATCGACGAGCTCCGCGGTGGCCTGGAGGGGATCGACGCCAGTCTCAGCGTCGAGATCTCCGCGGACACCGCGAAAGCCACCGCCGACATGGAGCGGTGGCGCGCGGAGCAGAACGGAAAGCCGGTCGCGCTCGGGGTCGATCTCGACACCGAGCGGGCGCGCGTGGGGCTCGACGAGCTCACCCGAGCACGCGTCGCTCTCATCGAAGCCCGTACCGAAGGCGTGGAGCAGCAGCGCGCGCAGCTCGACGAGCTCACCCGGGCCCGGATCGCGCAGGTGCAGGCGCGCACCGAGGGGACCGCCGCGGTACAGGCGCAGCTGGCCGAACTCGCGCGCACACGCACCGCTCGCGTCCAGGCCCGCCTGGATCAGACGACCGCGAGCAGAGCTAAACGCGACCTGGACAGCGTCCTGAGCGACCTGAAAAGCGCCGCTACTCTCAGCGTGAAGATCGTGGGCGTTGTCGGCGGCGCTGCTGTGATCTCGGATCTGCTGGCCGTCGCCGACGCGGCCGGCCAAGCCTCACGCGCCCTGGCGCTGCTGCCTGCGGCAGGCGGTGCCCTGGCGTTCGGTGGGATCTCCGCGGCGATCGGCGCGCACGGCATCGCGGGTGCGTTCAAGGCAGTCAGCTCCGCCGACGCGGATCCGGCAGCCAACGCCACCACGCAGCGTGACGCGCTGAATTCTGTTGCCGAGGCGCAGTATCAGGTCGGCGAAGCCCAGCGCGCCAGCCAGACCGACGCGCGCGAACTCGCCCTCGACGAGCAGAACCTCAACACCGCATACACCGAGGCGAGCCGCTCCATCCGCGACATGAACCTGTCGCTGGAGGAGCAGAAACTCAACGTCACCGACGCCTCGCTCGCCGTCGATGAGGCCGCCAAGAACCTGCAAAAGGTGCAGTTCGATCCGACCGCCGGCGCCGATGAGCGCAAGCAGGCGCTCGACGACTATCAGCGTGCGGTCATCGGCTCGCAGCAGGCGCAGAACAAGCTCGGTGACGCCACCCAGGACACCGCCGCCGCGGACGCGAAGGGCGTCGCCGGATCCGCTGCCGTCGTGCAGGCGAAGCAGAAAGTGTCCGACGGAATCCAGGCTGAGGCCGACGCCGCGCATTCGCTGCAGCAGGCTCTGGTCGGTGTCACCAAGGCCGAGAGTGATCTCGCGCAAGGCGGCGGCCAGTCGAAGATCGATGCGGCATTGGCGAAGCTGTCGCCGAAAGCGAAAGAGCTTGTCGCCGATGTGCATTCGATTGGGCCCGCATGGACCGATGTAGAGCATGCGGGCCAGGATGCGCTGACCAACAGCCTCGGCCCGGCGATCAAGAATCTCGCGGCCGAAGATTTGCCCGCGTTCAAGGCCGGTGTCGTCGGTGTCAATGAGGCACTCAACACGGGTCTGCGCGCCACCATCGAAGAACTTACGACACCGCAGAGCAAAGCGAATCTCGGCGTCTTCCTTGACAATACGGTCGCTGGATTCAAGAACGCGTCTGGTGCCGCTGCACCATTCACGCAGGCCATCACCACACTGACGGCCGCAGGGTCGAAGGAGCTCCCCGCGCTCGGGCAGGCCGTCGACGACATGGCGACCAAGTTCGACAACCTCATTCTGCGCACCACCTCGGACGGCGAGTTCGACGCCTGGATGAAACAGGGCATCACCTCGGCTGAACAGCTCGGCGGGATCCTCGAGCACCTCGGCTCATCGGTGGCGAGCGTGTTCCGCGCGGCCGGCGACGGCGGCTCGATCACGCAGTCCCTCGACGACCTCACCGGCAAGATGTCGGCATTCCTCAAGAGCACGCAGGGACAGACGGAACTGGGGTCGATATTCACCGAATTGCGCCAGGGCGCACAGGATGTCGAACCGCTGCTGAAGGATCTGCCCGGTCTGCTGCACGGTGTCATCGAGGGCACACAGCTGTGGGGCAGTGTCGCAGGGCCGATCCTGCACGAGATCGCGGGCCTCCTGGCTGATCACCCGCGCCTGGTGGAGCTGGCGATCGCCGCATATCTCGGATTCAAGACGGTCAAGCCGGTGCTCGACGGCGCGAAGCTGGCGGTCGACCTCCTGGCGAAGAGCGCGGGCGGCGCGGCCGAGGGGTCCGGCGGTCTCGGCAAGCTGAAGGCTGCTGGTTCCGGTTTGGTCGGCCTGCTCGGGAACCCGTGGACGGTCGCAATCACCGGTGCTGCAGTCGGGTTCCTGACGTTCGAGGAGTCCGCGGACCGCACCACCTCCGCTATGCAGCGGTATAGCACGCAAGCGCAGCAGACGATCCAGGACGACAGCAATCTGCAGAAGGCCCTGCAAACCTCGGGCGGCAACCTCGACTCCGGTGCGCTGTCGGCCATCACGCAGAATGTCCAGAATCTGCGGCAGGGGTACGCCGACAACGCCCGCGACCTTCCGGGGTTGATAGACAAGGCTCAGCAGGGGCTGACCGGGATCTCGGCCTCGTGGACCGGCATCGGCACCACAGCGCTGCAGAACGATCGCACACGCGATGATGAGGACCAGGCCAGCAAAGCCTCGCAGGACGCACTGAACAGCATCGGCCTGTCGAATGATCAGCTCACGCAAAAGATCACGGGCAGTAAACCCGCATTCGATGCGATGGTCGACCAGCTCTCGAAGATGGGCCAGGGCGGCAAGGACGCAGCCGGCGACCTGCAGGGGCTGCGCGACGAGTGGGCGATCGATGCGGCGTCGGTGTCACCGGTCACCGCCGCGATCAAAGATCTCGGCGGCGCGCAGCAGAACGCCGCCGCCGAGACCGACGCCGCCACCGACGCTCTCGTGCGTCAGCAGCAGAACGCTCTGACCCTCGAGAGCGCACAGGACAAACTCGACACGGCGCTGCGTTCGCTGGGAACGAGCGCGCAGACGGCTGGCGGCGCGGTGATCGACGCCTCCGGCACGATCGACAAGACCACCCAAGCGGGCCATAACCTCTTCGATTTGATCACCAACCAGTTGGTTCCCGCATGGGACAACGTCACCACCGCGACGATCGACAACGCCAAACGAAACGGCGAGAACGCCGACCAAGCTCAGCAGGCCGGAAAGAAAGCATCTGATGCCGCCCGCGACTCGGCGGAGAAGTCAATCGAGTCGATGGGGTACACCCAAACCCAGGCCGATCAGCTGCTGCAGCACTATCAGCCGCTGGCGAAGAACTACAACGCCACGATCACGGCAGACACGTCGCAGGCGACGGCGGCCCTGCAGACGTATGAGCAGCGCCTCGACGACATCCAGAAAAGGGAGGGAAGCCTCCCGTTCTTGTTGCAACCTCTCAGTGCTGGACTCGGAGCGTCGGACCAATACCGCCCGCAATTCCCGAGCACCCAATCCATCCCCGGCGCGCCGTCGCCGGTGCCTCCATGGCTGTCGGGTGTCGTCGGCCACGCGACCGGCGGCCAGCTGAGCGGCCCCGGAACCGGCACCTCGGATTCGATGATCATCCGGGCGAGCAACAAGGAATATCTGTCACGCGAGGCCTCGGTCGACAAATACGGCGTCAGGTTTTATGACGCGCTGAACGCGGGTGCGATCGATCCGAGGCTTGTCGCGATGCTGCCCGGGTATGCGACCGGCGGCCAGCCCGGCAGCACTCCGGCGTCGCCGGGCACCTCGGCTCCCACCTCGGCCGGCAACAACATCGCCGCGGTGATCGCGCTCGCCCAGGCCCTCGCCGACCAACCGTACGGCGGCGCGCTGGACTGCTCGGGCTTGATCTCCCAGCTGGCGCTGAAGGCCGATGGTCTGGATCCGTCCAGCGGCCGGATGGCGACCAGCACGGAGGGCCCGTGGCTCGGTGCGCTGGGCTGGACGATCGGAACCGGTTCCGGCAACGGCGTATTCAGCGTCGGCTGGGTGGATGATCCGTCGATGCCGGGCGGTGGCCACACCGCGGGCACACTCCCGGACGGCGAAAACGTCGAGGCGTCCGGGAGTGCGAACAAGGTGTTGCTCGGGCCCGGCGCGCTCGGCTCGAACGCCAATCTTTTCACGCAGCACGCCTACCTCAACATGAGCAGCGCGACGGTGAACACCGCCGACGGCGGCCTCGGTGCGCCCGCGCCCGGGACGTTGGCCGCGCCGACGCCGGGCGTGAACTCGACCTCGGTACTCAATCCGCAGGTCGGTGCGCCCGCCCCGCAGTCCGATCAGCAGCTCGAGGTCGTGCAGGACCGAGCCGCATTCGATTCGGCCAACTCGCAGCGCAATTCGGTTTATGCCGATCCGAAGTCCACGCAGCAGGACAAGACCGCGGCCGACTACGCGTACAACAAGGCCGCCAACACATTGGGCTCGACGCAGCAACAGCAAAGTTCCGGCGCTGCAACACTTTTCAGCGCTCAGGGTGCGGGAACCGCGCTCGGTATCGGCATCGGCTCGGTCATCGGTTCCGCGATCGGCGCCTCGATCCCGAGCGGCCAGGGCGCGGCGGTGAACGCAGGAATCGGTGGCCAGTTCGGCAACAAGTTCGGTGGCGGCCTGGGTGGCATCCTCGCCGGTGGCCTCCTGAGTTCCCTCGGGCTGGATCAGTCGGTCCTGTCCGAGGGCAACGCATGGAACCAGGCGTTCCAGCAGGGCGTCGCGGCGTCCGGTGCCGCGTCCGGTCCCGCTGGCGCGGGCTTGGGCGCGCTCGGGTACACGCCCCAGAATTTGCCGACGATCGTGACGACTACGACGCAGCAGGGCTCGCCCACTAATCCGGCGACCGGGAATGTCCCTGTAGGTATCGCCACGAATGCTGCGCTCGCGCACGCCTATGTGCCTGGCGGGGGTGCGAAGCAGTGGTTCAACACCGCTCAGGGCGTCCTGGCGGCTACCGGCCGCAACGCTGCCGACGCCGGTATCACCGTGGAGCAAATTCAGGACGAGTCCGGGGGCGATCCCGAGGCGGTCAACACCTACGACTCGAACGCGGCAGCCGGCCATCCATCGAAGGGACTGTTGCAGCTGATCGACGCCACATTCGCGGCCTTCGTAGATCCGCGGTTCCCGGGCGATGTCACCACGCCGACCGCGAACATCGCCGCGGGCCTGAACTATGTGGACAGCAAATATGGTGGGCCGGAGAAGATTTGGCCCACCACGGCCGGATATGCGGACGGTGGCTGGCTGGGCGGTCCGGGTGGTCCGCGCTCGGACAGCGTCCCGATGATGTGGTGGGGCAGCAACGGCGAATATCTGCATGTCACGAACGCGCAAGGGGCGCAACAGAATGCGCCGTTCTTGGACGCCATGAACTCCGGTGCCCAGTTCCAGCCGCTCCCGATGCCCACGAACTACGACCCGGCCGCCATGGCCGGTGCTGGGAGTGGGGAAACGCATTACCACAACGACGTGAATGTCCATGACCCCCGGATCATGGACATGCGGGAGTTCATGGACCACCTCAACCAGCAGCAGGCGCGCGCGACGCTGGGAGGGATGGGGACATGGTCCGCATGATCGACCGCTCGCAATATCTGCGACTTACGCTGTCCAGCAAGATATCCGGCCGCAGCTGGAACCTCACCGACGGCACCGAAGGCGCTGAGATCCAAAAGAATACAAGCCAGCTGCTCACCGACGCGGATGCGGACACCTACTGGATCAAATCCATCTACGGACAGTCGTATCAGGGGTCGGGCTGGAAGCAGCGCAAGCCCACCTTCGGCGTGAACATTCACCATCCGGACCCGGATCAGTGGATGCAGATCGAATCTGATTTCCGGGATGACCTGGGAATGTTCGACGACACCTTCACGGTCACGGCCGAAGCGCCCCGCTCGACACGCACTCTCGACATGCGCCTCTACCAGGCACCCGACAGTTACTCGAAAGGCGCATGGGAGGGTAAAAGCCCGTTCCTGTACGACACCTCGACGATGGCGATCATGGCCGCGTGTGAGCGGCCGTTCTGGGTCGGCAACGCGCTGGTCTACCCGTGCACCTTCCCCACCGGGAACGGCACGCTTCTGATTTGGGTGGCCAACTACGGCAACGTCCCGATCTGGCTGCGATGGAAGCTGCCCGCACCGGGCACGTGGACGGTCCCCGACTACTCGTGGGGGCAAGAGTTGAAGTTCGGGCGCGCGACAGGGCAGGACGCGACGCGCACCGTCACCTTAGACCCCTTGCTCTCGGGCGAAGATCTGGACCTGAACACCGACAAGTTCGAGAAACTGATGGTATCGGCGTCGGCGCTGCCCACCGAGCAGCGCAATTTCGGCGCGCAATTCATGTATCCGGTCGCGCCACGCACGCCTCCGACGCAGATCCCTCTCGAGCTGGTGGGCGGCAACGCGGGTGCGACCGCGTATGTGGTGTGTCCGCAGTGGTTTTCGCGGCCGTGGGGTGTGTCGTTGTGACGACGATGGCGCCTCCGGAGCCGCTCACTCTGGCGGATATCCCGGACACGTGGGACGAGTGCGAGCGGATCCGCGACGAGCGCAGGTCGTGGCGCCGGGCGAAGCCCCGGGTTCGTTTGTTCACGAACCCGCCGGACGGCGACGAGGACCAGGGACTGATTCTGGTCGCCGACGCCGCGGACAACATTTCCGGATCATTCCCGAAACCGAACAAAATCACGGACCCCGGCGTGGGCGTGCTGCGGGTGCGGCCCGATCACCCGCTCGCCCGCTACATCATCAACATTCCATTGTTGGCTCGCGCGAACCCGAGTATCGCGGACACCATCAAAGCGAACTGCGTCCTGATCGTCGACCACATGGGCGGCGCATTCCAGTGGTCCGGGCTGGTGAAAAACTGGCGGCTCCGCAAGGACGCGACCGGTGTCCGATACGTCGAAATAACATGCATTCACGACACCCAGTTCTTGCAGTTCATTTTGTGCCCGCCGAATCCTGTTCTGCCGATCGAGATTTTCCAGTGGCCGCGTGATCTGCCGCTTTTTGCTCCCAGTAAATGGGCGATTTCCGTGATAATCCTGATCCAGCTGATCAGGTTGAACGGGAATTTGTGGAACATTCCTGAGGACCCGTTCGATTTGGCAAGTTGGGACGGTCTGTTCGACTGGAGTTCGTGGCAGGTCTTCATCAAGGCGAACCCGTTCGATCTGGACGATTCTTCGCTATGGAATTTCTTCAGCATGCGCATGGATCGCACCGACCAGCTGATCGCCGATTCGATGGACGACGGCCAGCTGACCATGCAGACCCGGCGCATCATGACCATCGACGGCGAAACGATCGACGTGCCCGGCGTCTCGACTTGCCGCAATGGGGCGTTGGTATTCGAGGTCGTCGACAACTCCGGTTTCTACGACCCGGTCGGAACGTCGATCGGTGGAAACCTGTTCGATGGTTTCGCGCGCACGATCGTCAACTGGGCCGAGGGTGGCGTTGAGGATATCTTCGTCGCCACCAGCAACGACAACGTGCTGTTGCCGGACGAGTACTACACCGCTGGCTATAACGGCCAGGTCCCGTCGTATCCGTGGATCGCCATTCAGGACGGCCCGTACACCTCGATAGAGACCTCGGATCTCACCTGGTCGCCGGACACCGCAGTGAGCTTCATCGTCGGCGGCGATAATCCCCTCGTCGATCAGGCCGCGAAACTCGCGATCGAAATCGGCGGCGATCTGCTCGGATTCCTTCTCACGACCGGATTCGTAGACAATGCGGGCGACATCGCCGCTGATGTGATCATGCCGTTCATCGTCGGCACGATTTTCGCCTGGGATCAATACACCCACAACACCCGGGCGCACGCGCTCGGCTGGGTGCATTTATATGAAGTCCTCGGCCAAGGCCAGAACATTAATGCCTGGTCGCTCGCAGCTATCGACTCATTCCGTGCCGCGATCGACGCAACCGCGTCGGAAACCGCGCACGTATTCACAATGGGCGGTAGCGACCGCTATCTGCCCGGCCTGGATTTCGACACCGGCTACCGGATCGGCTCGACCGACTTCGAAATATCTAATTTCTATTTCGTCGATCAGGTCGCAAATATCACTTTGGGTTGGGATTACTCCCAGGCCAAGCCGCACGACTACGAGGTCCAGGTCGGCGAGGCAAAGAGCAGGCTCACGCAGGCTCAGCGTTTCGGCCGGATGATTTCGAAAATGCAGTCCTGGCTGTCCGATGTCGGCGCTCACCTTCTTTCATGATGGGAGACTCCATGCCCGACGACGACGAAGACCGCGCAGCCGGTATCGCGGAAATCGCGCGTTACCTGGATTCGCTGCCGCAGCCGGGCCCGGGAAAGGGCCGCCGGTTCGCGGTGCATTCGGTGCACGCCCGCGTCATCGCCGCCGAGTGGTGGGACAAGGGCCTGCGGCTGCACCAGGACAAGGCCGTCATCTTCCCGATCCCGAGCCAGCAGCGCGGCGTGCGCCCCGGAAGCAAGCTGCTGGACTGGGTGGACGCCGGGGTGTACGGCCAGTTACTGGCCGAGCATCCCGGCGCCGCGCACGCCCTCGCCGAGGTACCCGAGAAGGCCGCAAGTCTGGAACGCCTCCAGGCCGCGCTGCGCGAGATCAACCCGGAACTCGCGGCGAAGCTGCCGACGATGACCGACGCGGAGCGTGCCGCGGCGCGCGCGGAGTTCGCGGCCCGGGTGCCGGCCGCGGTGAGGCGGCTCGCGGATCTGGCTGACCGCAACGATCGCATCCGGCAGAACTTGCAGGACGGAGTGGCTGAATCGTGACCCTGTTCGGCATCGACATCAGCAACAACAACGGCTCCGGCATCGACCTGAATCAGGTTGCCGCCGAAGGATTCTCGTTCGTGTTCGCGAAGGTCTCCGAGGGCAACTACTTCACCGACCGGACATGGCCCGGGTACCGCGATGCCGCCCTGGCGGCCGGGCTGCTCGTCGTCGGCTATCACTACGTGATCGCGGGCGACGATCCGGACGCGCAGGCCGCCCGGTTCGCCGGTGGCGGTGGCGGCTCGGTGGCGATGCTAGATTTCGAGGACTACTCCGGCGGCCTCGCCGAGTTCTGGGCTGTCGTCGCGGCATTCGGCCGCGCCGGTATCACGATCGTGTGCTCGTATGTCCCGCACTGGTATTGGCAGCAGATCGGTTCACCGGACCTGTCGCAGGTGCCAATGCTGATCGCCTCGAGCTACGTCTCTTCGTGGGGGTACGCCGCGGCGATCTACCCGGGCGACGATGCGGCCGGCTGGGCGCCGTACGGCGGGGGCGCCCCGGACATCCTCCAGTTCACCGACAAGGCGCTCGTCGCCGGGCAATGGGTGGACGCCAACGCTTTCCGCGGCGGCCGAGACGAGCTCGCCGAACTATTCACCGCACAACCCCAAGGAGGCTGGCTCATGGCCCTAACCGATCAGCAGCAAGACGACCTGTATCAGAAGGTCTCCGACATCTGGGACCAGCTCCGCGGCCCCGGCGGTGAGGGCTGGCCACAGCTCGGGCAGAACGCGCAAGGCGCGAACCTCACGCCGGTCGACGCGCTGGCCGAACTGCAAACCGAGGTCGCCGCACTGAAGGGAACCCAGCCGTGAACAAGGTCATTTCACTGGTCGAATCGCAGCCCGCGCGCATGTATTTCTATCCGGCCGTGCTTGGGGTCGTCGCCTATCTCGTCAGCCGCGGCACCCTGGATCACGACACTGCCGATTGGATCAGCAGCATTGTCGCTGCCGTGGTCGGCATCGGAGCGACTGAGAGCGTGCACGCGGCGGTCCGGCCGAAATCGGCGCCGCAGCCCCAGATTGAGCCGCCAGCCACGCCGAAGGTCTGACCGTGAGACCTACGCACTCGGATGGGCGCCACCCCGTCGAGGTCGGCCTGCTGGCCTCGTGCGCGGCATGCGGTGTGCTGCGCATGATCGCCGCCGCGCAGCCCAGCGTCGTGCAGGCAGCGATGGGAACGTCCTGGTCGGCGGCGTGGGGTGCGCTCCTGTGTGTGGGATCGATGATGGCGCTGGCGGGCGTGTTCTGGCCGGGCAGCCTCGAGGCATCGCTGCACATCGAGCGCGCCGGGCTGGCAGCCGTATGCGGGGCGCTCCTAGCGGCGGTGTCGGCGATCTTGTATCGCACACCGCTGGCCGAGGGGATCGCG